GTGCCTGCATATTGATGACCAGTAACCATATCTACTTCTGGTTCGTTGCCAAACCCTTTCTTTTGTGTAATTAAATCTTTACCTGGCATTGATATACTATCACAATGTAAATTTAATTGTTGCCCCATTTGTATTGCTAATTGTTGCATAGTAGCAGCGTCAGGATTGACTGCTTGAGCGCCACCTGCTTGACCAGGTGCTGTTGTTTTGTTTGTTCTTTGTCCTGCTAATTCAGATAGGTTTCCTGGAAAGAATAGTTTAACAGCAAATCTAGCAGGTCGAGCATAACCCTCTGCTCGTGCCATCATAGCACGAAAACGACCAATAGTATTTTCTGTGTTTGCTCTTTGTTTTAGTCTAGGATCTCTATCAACATTATCAAGACTTTTATCTCTAGGAAAACCTACTCTTATGTCAAAAGGTCCTACTCGTTTACCTGCTCTAAAAATTGCCATTACTTACCTTGTCCGTTATATGCTTTATAAGTTCTTCTTTTATGTTTATTCATAGATGAAGTTTTAATCTTACCTCTACCAATCGTAGTTCTCTTAGGCGCATTTTCACGATAAACATTTTCAGTTTGTTTTGCTCTTGCCATTAATAAGGTTGTCCTTTCTCAAATCTTGCAACTGGTAAAAATATTGCGATTGCCATTTCATCAGCTGTTATATTTAAAAATGATGTTCTCACTTGATTAAACAAATATCTTTTGATAGTTTTTTTAAAGTATCTACCTGACAACTCGCCTATATTAAATCTTGTGTTCTTATCATAATTTTTATCTGTGGCAAATCTTTGTAGTTGTCTTAAAAATGCTACTCTTGCACCAGGTTGTAGATAGTGAAAGTTGATACCATAGAAACCACCCTTTGCAGGCTCTAAAGGAAAGATCAAAGGAAATCTATCATATAAAGGTAATGTTTCTTTGAATTTAGGGTCATAACCAAATAAGTTCATTACACCATACTTAGGTCGTATAGTTGCCTTTCCTCGATTTATCAATGCACGAGCACCAGGTGATGTAATCTCTTGAACTCTTTTTTTGTAGTAATCAAAAGATTTAGGACCTGTTGTGGTGTCTAGTATCTTGTCAAATACAGTCTTTGCCATGCTACTATTTATATGGGTTTATAGATAGTAATTAACTCTTCCTTACCTTTGACTTTGATTTTATCTACTTCAATTGACTTGATATTCTTTAGTTTTTCTTGTGTATATGACGGATATAATAAAGGTGTTACCTTACCATTATCATCTTTATAGTTTCTAGTTTGTGCTTCTAATCTTGCAGCTAAATTTACTGCGTCACCTATGACTGAATAGTCTAATCTCATTTCACTACCCATATTACCTACGATACAAGTGCCAGTATTGACACCAGAACCTATATTGATATCAGGTAGTCCTCTTTCTTTGAACTCTGCTTTAATTTTATCTGTTTCTTCAGCACACTCGATAGCAGTTTTGACTGCCATCTCAGCATGATTCTCACAATCAAGTGGTGCATTCCAGAATGCCATAATACAATCGCCCATGTATTTGTCTATTGTGCCACCATTCTTTAATACTATTTTTGACATACGATTTAGATAGTCGTTGATAACTTCTACAAGACCTTCAGGATCATCATTGTTTTTATAGTATTCTGATATCGGTGTGAAACCTACAATATCCATAAACAAGAATGACATCTCTTTTCTTTCACCACCTAATTTTAGTTTCTCTGGATTCTTCACTAAGATTGCTACTTGTCTAGGATCTAGATACTTCTCAAACTGTTTTCGAATTTGTTGTTTTAGTTTAAACTCTAATATGAATCGTAAGAATGTAGAATGAAACCCAACTAAAAATAATGTTAAGAGTATCCATGTAACATCAATCAACATCAACTCTTTGCCAAACCATACATCAGTTTGAATAATAGCAAAAAGAAAACCACCTGCAATTGATAAACCTATGATAGAGTATGAAGCATATCTACAAATGATTATTATAACACATCCTACAATAAATGCAAGTAATAATTCTATCAATGAATCAAATCTTTTGACAGTTTCACCATCTAATATTGTTTGTAGTGAATTAGCACTTATGACATAATCATATTGTTCGCCAGTAGGGGTTGCTACTATACTAGATAAACCCTCTGCTGTCAAGGCAATAATTATAGTAGTTCCTGCAGCCTCAGAAAAGTCTTGACTAGCAGCAGATATTGTGTTAAACTCTTTGTTCCATCTTAACCATATTCTTGCGTTTGCGTCTGTGTTGATAGTATCATAACCAGGCACTCTCATAGCAGTTACGCCAAAATCATCTGCCTTTACTTGATAACTAGGATCACCTACTGCAACTCGTATAGTTTCAATTGACATATTAGGATAAACTTCTTCACCTATTTTCATCAATAAAGGCACTCGTCTTACAACACCATCAACTTCAGGTGCTGTATTGATTACACCTACACCATTTGTGCAATCTGCAAGTTTTGGTAATGGACCCACCATACCTGGCCACTCATATAAAAATGCAAGTGGATCACCTATCTTTGCAACACCTCTAGGCACAGGATTAGATGTTCTCTTTTGAACTGTGCCAGTCTGTGCTATAACTGTGCCGTATGTTAGTGTCTCACAAAAATAATCATCTTGACCAAATCTATCTTCTTCACTAAACAATATAGGCATAACAATAATACCTGTTTCTGCTTGTCGTAAGTTTACAATTAAATCTGCTATCTTATCTCTAGGCCATGGCCATTGACCATACTTCTCGATTGCTTCTTCGTCTATTGTTATGATTGTTATATCTTGTGAGGGTGATTTATCTTCGTTTGCTAAAAGTATATCAAATGATTTTAGTCTTAAAACTTCTTTGACCCAAGGATCTTGTAGACCAATGTAAGTCAACACAAACAGCGTGATGAACGCTGTCATCCAATGTGTAAAATATTTCATGTTAGTTTTGATTAACTGTTATGGTACAAAATGAATGACCACACCATAATGTATTTGAGTAAGATTTGTTATTACCTGTTTGATTAAAATACATAGATGAACCATTAGACGTTCTACCATCTACATTTACATCAAGTGAATTGCTATCACCTATCTGGTCAATGTCTATGATGAATCCATCCATACTGACTATATCAAAGTCTATATCATTGTTTTCGCCATCTTGTACTATATCTAAACTACCGCCGTCTGTAAGATTATCTATTGTTAAGTTTAAATCATTACCTTCAGTATGTGTGCTTACTAATAATATAGCTGATAATAAAAATATTAGTAGTAAATTATCTTTAATTATTCTAGTTAAATTGTTGAATAGTGATTTCATTGTCTTGTCCTAATAGTTCGAAATCATACATTTCAAACTCATTCTGTATAATATTTAGTATATATCCATACTCTTGATCTAATCTTAATTCAATATATGCCCCACCTGCGTCCTCTCTTATAAAAACCCATTGTGGATCTTCGTCTAATATAATCACACCTGTTTCAGGATCTTTACCTAATGTGATACCTTCTATTGATCTTTTTTCTTCTTGTTTATCAAACTCATTTCTCATTTGTTCTGCAAGTTCTTCATTGATTTGTTTGAGTATGTCTGCTAAAAAGTTTTGTTGTAAAAAGTCTATATCTAAACCTGTTACATATAAGTTTTCTTCTTCTTCAAGATAATCTTTATCTAAATCATCAATTTGTAAAAAGTCTATATCTAATGCGTCTGCAACTGCTTTAATTTTTTTAACATAATTTTCATCTTCTATTTCTTTTGGTTTAGATATAATAAGCATATTGTTTATCATGTCTATTTCTAAATCTAATGTTACAGGTGGTGTAGGTGGTTTTTCTGGCACTACAACTTGTGTTGCTTGAAATGCTTGATTTAGTATTACTTGACCAGCTGCACTCTCTACTGATATTTCACCTACAAGACAATTGCCATTTACATCACAACTCGGTAGTAGTATAATTGTAGAACCACCTAGTTCATCTATTGTCATAGAAAAATCTGTACCACGAACACCTATAGTTGCTGTAGGCGTTG